GTAAGTGAACTAATTTGAATATCACTAAATGTGATGCTCTTTGGAATTGAACCTACTGTAGAAATAGGTTTAACCCTTTTATAAACATATTTCTGTTTATGAAAAATGGAATTTTCTAGTTTAACACCCCCCATCCATAATGTTGTTGCTGGTATCATCTGCTCAACCAACTTAATCCAATATGGATTTATCCCCTCAACAAACTTAATTAACTTTTCATATGTATATTTGTTTGTTGGAATGTTAACTGCATATGGTGCTTCAATATACTTCCAGAAAATGGATTGTAATGTTGGATAGCCCCCAGTCTTGCCATCACCAATGTACATTCTATTACGCACATTAATCATATTCTTTGCAAATGTTGATGCAAATTCAAAAAATGATTTTGATTTTGGTTGGGGGTTTATTTCTGTGGCATCAGTGCCTCCAGTTGTCGCATAAGGGAACGTCAAGCCACTTTGTGGTATTGGGTAATCATTCTCATTGGATTGAACCCAAATGTCATACAGAAGCCCTTGTGATGGATTTAGGAATATACTTGTATTCTTAACGTTTAATAATAACCTTTCATCACTAATAAAATAATATGCATTATAACTACCATCAACAGAAACTCTCATTAATGTGTTATCTCTTGACCAAGATTTCTTATTATCCACATATTTGGATAATGTAAACCCCTCATCAATAAATGGAAACTTCCTAAAAATATTTAAATACTTATTTCCATATGTGAATGGTTCAAACTCTGTCCCATATTCAACATTTGGTGCAACCCCTGTCCTTGTTGCTATCTCAAGACTCTTATGTTTTGGAGTTAACTGATACCATCCAGCACCCATTTGAAAGAATAATTGATTGCTATCCTTTGGTTGTTTTGGATAACCTGTTTCTCTATCTAAGGGATAATTTGTTGTATTAAAATTCAAAATTGTTGATGTAGTATTTTCTGTTACTGCTGTATAAGTTTTACCTACCAGAGTATATGTAGTTGGACTAAATATAGGATCTGTATCAATATGAGTACCTGTCTGCAATTTGGCTAATTCTGAATTAAATTTTGTTAAATTTATCTTTTGGTCAGCAATATATATATGCTCATTAAATTCAATCAATGCCTCTGGTGCCCCAAACAATCTTAATATAAACTCAATTGAACGTCTTGTGCCTTTTGACTTAAACAAGTAAAATGAATTGATTGTTAAGTTCCTATAAAATGCATAATTCAATTCTAATGGTGTTTGTGATCTATTGTATGCAGGGTATTTGAAATCACTATTATTCCCAAATATGGATTCAATCAATGTCTGGTCATTTAAGAATTGGAAATCTTCTTGCCAACCTAATGTCTGTCCTAAATTTAATAATAATTGTGATGGTATATCATTCTTGGGCGTATAATTAACTGAATTCATATATGCCAAAGAATCAATGAATTTCTTAACCTCATCAAAACTTCTACCATATATTTGAATCATACTTTCAATCCTCCTATCAAATGTATCAAATTCTTTTAATGAATCTGAAACAAAAAATCTTGATATAAGATTTGTTCTAGCATTATCAAAATAATTTGCTATAACTTGGACATTATCCAAATAGGTTGCAAACCTATCACTTAAAATATCTATATTCCAAACCCCATCCAAAGGGAATGTTAAATTTGTATCAACTAATGTAAATTGCCCATTATCATTCTCTTGTGGAACTTGTAAGGTCATTGTGTAGATTGGTGATGACAGTGTATTTAACATATATTGTTCTAATTCATCCAACTTACTTTTTAACACCAAATTATATAGAAAATCACTTGGTCTAATTATGAAAGGCTCAACACTATTAACTGCTAATGTTCCAAATGGTGAACCTGAAACTGTAATACTTAAAACACCTTCTGTTAAACTTTCAGAAGGATTTAAAATAACTAATGGATAAAGAACCCCATTTAATGATAACACATAATCAACATAATATTGTGTCAAATTCCTATACTCTGAAACAGACATTTCCTTTGCCAATAAATTAACTGCTGAATTCTGACTAAAATCAACACCAAAAGGATTATGTATCTTGGTAATATCAATATCAAAAGTGGTATCATCTGTTATAGCATCATAAACAATATTTGTTGCTGTATAACCTGTATTTAAGTTATTATCATAAAAATTTACATCAATAGATGCTGGAAAATTGTTTATTACATTTGTTATGGATACAGAAAACCTTTTGGACAATGATCCATACATAACAAAACCCATAACCTGGCTTATATCATAATTTGGATAAACATCCAATTCTTTTGCTAATGCAGTTCTAATATCACCAACCTCACTAATTCCTAAACTCTCTAAATTGACCGGTGCATCAAACACATTTGTTTGAAATTTACGTGGAATAGTCTCAAATATAGATGGTGTAAATTCAAATGTACCAAAAGTCAAACCACCCCCTGTTACAAGTTGGTATCCAACCAGATTGTCAAAAACACTACTAGCTCCAGCAAGGGGATTATTCTTAATGTAAATTATTGGCATTATTCTATTATATTATCAAAATTTTTGCTTATGTCTATATCATCACCCCTATCTTCTCTAACCTCATATAATAATTCATTAAACTGATTTCTAACTTCAAATAGATTATATTGCCTATATATGTTGTTTGTTGGGTCATATAAGGTATAAACTCCATCCTCAATAGATTTTGTCTGATTTCCAAATATTCCAATGGCCAATGTGGATATATCATGTTCTGCTATCTCAACCTCCAATGTTGTGGGATTAAAATATGTATTAGTTATGATTATATTTTGATTTGGCTGACCAATAAAAGGTGTTGCATTTGTCTTATTGGAAGGTGAACTACTTGGGCTTAAAGTTAAAAAAACAAGATTTGTGTTATTATCCACATATCTATATCTTATTGATTTTTGATTTGTATTTACCTCATTTGTTATAATTGGTTCACAAAAGAAAGATGAAGTTATCATCCTAAAGAAGTTTGGCACTTTCTGTCCATTATTCAAATACTCCACTCTATATCCAACCAATTCTTGGGGAACTTCAAACTTATTTCTAAAATCATCTGGAACATCATCCAGATTTATCACAATACCCTTTACATTTGGTAATGCACTCAAAATACCACAATCATTTATTTTTGTTCTTATTTGTGCTGGTCTTAAATATAATGTATAATAACCAAGTGCTGTAAATTCAGAAGCTGGTAATGTCAAATTATATAAACCACCCAATATCTCATCAGGATGTTCACTATCAAAATAAGGCTTCAATATGGTTGTAGCATCCAATCTTTTTTGTGAAATCAAATCTGCCTGATCCCTTGTTGGTGCATATACCATTACTATTTCCACGTCTTCAGGGCTTACATCACTAGGTCTAACTGTTCCATATGTACCAATTGCCATATTATTACATTTTTATTATAAATAGTTTAGTTCTTTATTTATTTGTCAATTTGAAATACCCATATCCATATTTTTCCATATCTTGCAATGTCTTTACCTCACCAAGCCTCTGGACTTTTTCATAACCTGAATTTTTACCCCTCTCCACAAAAACATTTGAGAAAACCTGAACCTCATCAACTGATTTTAGTAAAGCCTCATTCTTTGTGATTGGATTTATTTTAGCGGTATCTTTAGTTAATCCTTTACTCTTCACCTCAAATGTTGTAACACCAAAAGGATAATCTACATAGTTAATATCTTGTATGGTATATGCTGTAAATAAATTATTTATATTTGTCACTTTACCATAAACACTACCATCCTTAATCACATTAACACCAGGTTTGTAGGGTGTTTGGCCATATAAAGACAACTCAATCAAATTTGATTTTGTATAACCTGTAATAGTTGCTACACTATCATATACATAATCATCAATATCCATTCCTGTATCACCTGTAAAGATATAATCATAACTTATTGGTGAATCTTTCCACGGTCCACCACTTGGGATAAATTCCACTGTCCCATTTGGATTATCACTAACTTTATCTTTATCAAAAGGAATGGTTATTGTCTTGCTAATAATATTTGTGCCAAAATTATTCTTTTGTGTTAATTTTATAACATATTTTGCATTTGTTTTTGGATATGTGTGGCAACTCTTAATACCAATCATAGGCTCAACCTTGCTATTATCCCCCCAATATATTTCATATTCTGATCCTTTGGTATAAGAATTCAAAATGGATGTGTTGTATATGCAATATTCATACTCACTATTAGCACTAAAAATGTAATTTAAGGCTGTTTCCTTTTGCTGTATTGCACCATCAAACTCTGAATAATAACCAATGTCAATACAATCTTGTGTGAGTAAGATGGGGATTGTAAGCCCTGTCAATGATGATGTACCATTTACCCCACTAGTCAACAAACTAGTCATACCTGTATAAACACCAAAAGTATTACCACTATAAGTAATTTCCTTAACTATGGATGATAATGACTCAGGGGATATTTTAATCTTATATACCATTATTTCTTTGTTACATATTCATACCATTTCATAGGATTCTTCTTAACCCCAACCTGGGTTCCATCCTTGATGTCATAATACTCATAAGTATAAGTATCATAATTCAAATTTATCTTATAATAAAAATCAAAAACTTCATTCAAGTTATATCTATCACTTGTTGTTGACTGACAAACATTTGCCATTCTACTAACTCCACCAGTCTTACCATTAAAAAAAGTTGCACTAACATAAAAAGTATCAAAATTAAAGATTTCCTTATCCTTTAGCCAATAAACAAAAAACCCTTCTGTATTCTCTGTATAATCCAAAAGATATGTTGGTGTGGCAATATCACCTAGTTTAACCCCATTACTTGCTTGTAAGATTGTTGTTAGATAAACTTTTTGTGATTTGCTAAATGGTGTATCATAATAATCTAATTTGAAGAAAGAATTATTAAAACTATTTGACACATTCTTAACATCAATATCCAAAAAATTATTACTTGGAGTAAAATATGTTGAATTCCAATTAGTGATTGAATCCAATGTTTTCCCATTATGGAAATTAAAATTTATATTTAAACTATAGTCCATCCCCATTTCCTTAATCTTTTATACATCTAATAGAATACCCATTTTTTGGATTATCCTCTTGAAAATCCAAATTATCATTATTATATTTCAACTGAATTAGTTTCTTGAAATTAAATCCGCTTCCATTTGTTTGTGACCAGAATGTTACGGTTTCCCCAAAAAAATTAAAATTACCATTATATAATCTTCTTCCAGCAGGATAAGCATTAAAACCACTACTATTTGTTGCCCCATCGTTTGGTGTCCTCCACCAAACCAAACCTTTTGTCTTCATCTTACCCCCAGCAACACTATTACCTCCAAGATAAGTGCTTAATGTGGTTAATTCAGCATTTGTTGGCACATGATATCCAGTAGGACATAATCCCCCAGCATTTGAAGTTGCATACCAGTTATATAAATACCCAAAACAATTATCAATAGTATTCTCATATGAAGAATATGCACCAACTGTTAAGTTACTCCAAGTAGTTTTATTTGTAATATATGGAATGGCTGTACCATTATTATATCTTGTTGTTCTTAAATTTTCTGTAAACCAAGTTTGTGTTCCAATTACTGCTGTTCCATAATAATTACCATCATAGTCCCTAACATAAGTTGACCCAGAACAAGTATTCACACTTGTTAACACCCCACTTGAATTAATATTGAATACTGTACCATTTGTGCTACTAACATACCAACCTTCAGGCAATATCTCATAACCAGTATCTGTTCCAACATAAACAATGTCATTAATCTCTATTTTCTGTGGAGTTCTTAATGTACTAACAAACAACATCTTACAATCCCCCACACAAGTTGTTGGTGATGTTGCGCAAAATATTGAATTACAAGCATTCCCACTAGTGGAATGTGTAAACCAACTTCCACAACCACTTGGAGTTGGAGCAGAACCAGCATATATATTAAAATCTGTCATATTTCTTAACAATTTTGATTAAACCCAATTAAATTATTTGATGAATAATACATTAACCCACTTGGTGTTATAGTTGGAGTTGGAGTTGGTGTTAGTGTATTGGTTGGTGTCATAGTTGGTGTTACATTGATTGTCCTACTTGGCGTAGGGGTTACTGTATTAGTTGGTGTTATAGTTGGTGTAATTGATGCAGTTGGTGTATTAGTTGGTGTTATGGTTGGGGTTATAGTGTTAGTTGGTGTTTGAGTAGGTGTTGCCTGAATTGTTTTAGTTGGAGTAGGGGTGGTAGTTTTTGTTGGTGTAGGTGTAACTGTCTTGCTTGGAGTAGGTGTTGGTGTTGGTGTCTTTGATGGATTTGGAAAACCTTCAATTAACCCCCTATGTGAAAATCTAACAACTTCATAATCAGTTAATGGATTTATAGAGTTTGTTAAAATGTATTCTCCATAGCTATTTATAGTATCTTGATGCCCAGCATTATCAAAATCTACCTTAATAGGTAAACTTATTGTCAAGTCATTTAATCTTGGTTGCAATAACCTATATTTATTGACACTCATCTATAACTGGTTTTTTAATTAAAGACCCAACACCAGTTGATCCTATTATTCTTTTTGATTTAGTAACAAACTCTTCATAATAATCATATCCCTCTGGAAACAACTTAAACACACTATTAACAAAAGGATAAAATGAACCATTTGCAAATGGGTAATTAACCCCATTATTATTTTCATCAAAAAATCCAACACTATAAATATCCCTCCATCTAAATTGACCATCCTGTTGTGAATAAAAGGCATAATTTGGAACATCATATGCAAACTGTTTATCAACTGTTTCAATGTAGTCTGAAAAAACCTTTAATTGTAATTTATTGTGTGGCTTATAATAATATCCTGATTTATTATTATCATAATTTGAAACTCTAAAAACATTTTCAGAATGCTTTATCTTGTGATATAATTCAGATATTACAATTTCTTCTTGATTATAAGAATTGTATTCACAAAAATCTCCATCAATTGTGTCAGATAATAATTTAAAATATTTAAAATTATTTTGTTTCTCATCAAAATAATTCTCAACACTAATATCAACATTTGAATTTGATGTGGAATTATCCCACCAACTATTTGTTGGATCTGTTATGTTAAATAACCAACCTTTCTTTATCACATCAAAAAAACCAGAATATCCTTTATATATTGCAGTTAAATATAATTCAGTTAGGGGTCTATTTTGATTATCAATAAGCCCATCAATATTCACATCATCAGTTAATGTGAAATTATATGATATATTGGAAGTTTTTTTAATATATGAAAAATCATCTCCAATAAAACTCAAAACTTTTGGCTCATCATATGCACCTGTTTCAAATCCTGATTTGGTTATAACAATTTTATCTGAATTACTAATAACCTTATGCTTTCTAACATAATAACTAGAAACTGTTTCACCACTATTTTCAATAGATAAAACTCTTTTCAATGTGCCAAGTTTATTGTCTGATATACCATTATCAACATTTAATATATTTAAAATGAAGTTCTCTGAACCAAAAGTACCATCACCAAATGAAAATATTTCATAAGTCCTACTAATTGAATCTATTTTAATAATTATAGATTCACCTTCATTTACATTATGGGGTAATGCACAATTAATTCTAACAATATTAAACCCATTCTCAACAATCAAATCAGTTACAAATGGTATCCCATCTTCTGCAACCCAATCATAAAATCTATTCCCTATTTTAACATTTAAATTTTGTTTACTATCCCCAGTATAAGGATAGGTAACATAATAATCCCAATTATATTTAAAAGCATTAATTGTTTCATAACCAAAAGAATTTGCCACATTTGGTCTAAAGAAATCAAATTCATATGATGGCAAAAACCCTTTATCCACATTTGATATAGAGGTGGATGTTTTATTATTTATGTTATATATCAACTGTGACTTATATTTGCTGCTAGTTGTTCCAGAATAAAAGTTATCATATAAGTAATTAATTTTAAATGTTGGTCTTACTTTAAATGAATTTGTTTTCTCTTGGCTATATAATTTCTTTAAATCTACAACAACATCCCTATCAAACTCAATAAGTTCTTTCCTTGTGGTATCAAAATTTATAGATACCTGTGAGTTATTATCATCCCCAAGTTTATTCTTAAATACATTTGGTACAATATGAAACTTATTCATTTAAATATTTTGTTTTAAAGACATCCAAAGCCGAAGCCCCTTTTTTTATACCAAAATAAAAATAAAATGGTGCACCAACTGCAAATATGTTTTTTCTATTATTATATTTAGTTGCTTGATTTTTACTATTGTATAAATAACCCCTATCATTGTTATAACTCAAAAGACTTTCATCATTATAGAAATATTTTTCAGTATTCTTTGGGTTAAAAGACTTTTTTAGTGTTGCCAAATCTGGTTTAATTCTATCTAAATTTTGATACTCATCAGATATAATTGTTGCTGTGTACCATGTATTTGTTTCATCTCCAAAAAAAACATTAGACCCTTTTACTTCCCATTGATAGAATGGAACTTTTTGAGATTTAATTCCAAAATATTTTGGTTTTAATTCATTAGTCTGTGTTCTAAAATTAACTCTGCCTGGTGTTAAATAATCTTTCAATTGCAAATCATCTTGTGATGATGAATAAAAGACACCAATAACAGGATTACCCTTTTTATCATATTGAATAGATATTTCTGAATTAGCACTATTTGTCATACTATAAAATTCAGTAGAAAATTTATCCACACCAAATTCAGAATTTATGGATAGTAATTGACTATAATCACCATCTGTTTTTTTGTAGTCTCTTGAAAATAAATCATTTATATTTTTTAAATTCTTTATGAAATTACCATTTGTAATCCTACTAATTGCAAATAGATTAAGAATGTCAGAATTATCTCCATAACTTGTTGGCTCTAAATTATTCATAACAAATGAATAATATTCAAAATTATCACTATTAAAACCATATAATGAATTCTTATAACCTAAATCCATTATTGTAGTTGGGAACAGTAAATTTTTTTTATTCTCCTCAAATTTGGTTACTGTCCTACCAACAAAACTATCTTTACTCCTGTTGTAGGGGGAACTACGGTAATAGAAATTACTTGTACTTTTATCAAAATATATTAAATCATCACAATAAGATTCCTCATCAAGAATAGCTTGATTATTGTTATCATATTTAATTTTTGTTTGGATTGGAAAGGCAAATAATGATCCATTTACCCAGTTATTTACAAAGACCTCTGAAACCACTCCTCTACATAAAGCATAGAAAAATCTAAGTCTATTAATCCATTCTGTGTATGTTCTCAAATCTTTTGGTATATCAAGTAAAGTTCTCTTTGCAAAAGTATAACATCCATTTTCAACAGAATCTTTATCTGAACAAGTTTCATCCACTTTAAAATCAACTCCTTTGCCAGTATAACAACTTAAACTAACCATATTATTGCAACTATTCAAAGTTGTTAATAAATTTTCCGACATAGTATATCCTGAAAAATCTTGTGGCGAATATCCTGTATCTGTTGATGGTATTGGGTTATCCGCAAATTGTTCTGACCCAACAATTTCATAAGTTGCAAATCCTAAATTTTGTTGTAATGCTGCTGCTTGCCCTTTATTAATATAAAAACCATTAACTGTTGTTGATGACCAAGATGCACCATCTAAATAATCTGATGTCGGCAACCTATCTGTCCTAAATATTGTCTTATTATTAACATACAATTGATTCTCATTTGTTATACTTTCTGAAAAAGATGTTTGTGTTGTATAAGTATTTGAATACACTTCCTCCCCTCTTAACAACCGCTTCAAAAAATTACTTTTTTTCTTATTTGCAATCATATCATTACTTACATAGTAGGTTGATAGCCCAAGTAAATTATCTGATAAATCATAACCATTTGATACTCTAAAATTAAGTCCATCTATTTTTAAGAAACTACCTCTTGTGAATAAGTTATTTGAATCAACTTGCAATCCCTGTAAATTACCAGTAAAACTAAAAAACTTAAACCCTTTTGGTTTTGAAGCATTCCCAGTTAATACTGTGCTTGAATAATACCCATTTGCATCCGTAGGAAAAGGATATGCTTGATTTGACCCAAATCCAATGCTAGTATTTATAGGTTTCAAAAAATAAGAATCAAATAAAACTTCATTAGCATTGGAAATTTCTTGTATTGAATAGTTTTGTGTTGATTGTATTGGTATATTTAATCTTGCATTTGTTGTTATTTTAATAGAATTAATATCAGAAAACCCAAAAATATTTCCCAAACTATATGTATTCTCATATAATGGAGAATATGGATCAACCCCTCTCTGTAAAATTAAAACATACTGATTTTCAAACTCATTAAAATAATTTATAACACCATCATCACCAGATGATATTTTTGAAAAAATCTCATTTTGCCATTGGAAAGTATTTGGATCCTTCCCCTCTGCATAATCAATAAATAATTGTGTACTTCTTGGTTTTAAACATTCCCACATAAATGAAACATCATTTCCTGGGTTAATAGACTTATTTTTATTTTTATTTTTGAATTCAGATATAGTCATACCAGTTAATACTTGATAAAACTCAATATCAGCAGGAAATAAATACTTATCAATGTCAACACCATATGGTAATTTATACTGTTTAGTTAATGAAGATTTTGGATTTGATGGATTTGCATAAGATACATTTATTGTTTGGTTCTTTGTTTCTGCTGAGATTTTTGTTGTGGCTGTATAACCTGATATGTAATTAATATCCTTTGATTTGTCAAAATTCAAAAAAGTTAATAATGTTCCAGATTCTCTATTTTCACTTGTAATAACAATTAAAACATTATCATTATGTTGGTTTAAATTAAATTTACTAGCAAAAGTAACCCCAATCCTTGTATTCCCCTTGAAATAATTTTCCCTATGATTAAATTTGTTAATTCTTTCAGCAGGGGATAAACCTAAACTTGCTGCTGAAACTTGCGTCCTATTTGAAGGCATTAAATAAATATTGGAAAATAATGCTCTAAATCTATTTGGCTTATTTGCATCATATATTTGTCCTACATATGCTTCTGTTGCTAATGAAACCATATTATCAGAATCAAGTAACATTTCCTCCTCCCTACTATTACTATACTTATTACTCTTTATTAAAGTTTCAACTTTAGCTGTAATACCTTCCTTATACAAAGCAGGGTTAGCCAATTGGGATATTAAACCCCCAGTTGGAATACCACTATCAGACCGCTCCATATCACCCCCACTGCAATCACAAAGTTCACAGTCAGGATAAGTTATCATAGGTAAAGTTAATGCTTGAAATCTAAAATTCTTAACATCTTTAAAAACCTTAAACCATTCTATTGTTGCTTTTGTTGCTAAAGCACCCAAAGCCGCAAAACCTAATATCAATCCAACTGATGGGAAAGATGTTGCTGCTTGAAGAAATAAAAAGGCTGTAACAATAGGTAATGCAATTGAAACAGCATAAACTAATGGCACCGCAAATAAGTTCCATAAAAATTTGACAAAGTGATAAACTATTACTAATACCCTACCCGTAGTTGAAAACAAAAGTAACAAGATTGAAAACACAAAATAAAGAAAATCAAAATTCCTAACCCCATCATTAACTGGATATTTATTTGTTGTTGAATCACAAGATGTATCTGCAATTTCTTTAATACCAATAAAACTACCCTTATTTGAACCCCCTCTATATTGGTCAATCAAACTTGATACAGTATATACCTTGTTTGATTTAAATTCATAAAATGTATCCTCACACTTTATTGCTGCATCAACATTTGCATATCCATCCCAATCCAATCCAAAATAATAAGATTTTGCTAAATCTAATTTATTTTGAGAATTTGAATTAAATGTACCATTAGAATCCCACCCATATTCCCTTATATTTGGAACAAGGAAATATGCACGTTTTGTTTGCTCACTTATTTTTTCTGATTGCTCCCACTTTACTTTAAATCTATATTTTGCTTTTGTTGGTATTCCTATGGTTGGGTCATTTGTTATTATCTTATCCCCATTTTCATTTGTTATGACATACTCCAAATTCATAGGCAATTCAACAACCCATGCACCATTTTCATCTATAACTTTACCAACCCTAAATGTTTCCAAAACTGGTAAACCTTTATTATCTTTATTAAATGATTGTCTTATTGCCAATATCTCACCTGGACCACTCTCTAACCCACATAAATTACCAAAATCATCTTTTGGTTTACAGTTTGAACGTATTCTTTTACTTGATGCTGTGCTAAATATTGACCCCATAAATATTGCTGTGGGCTGTATATCAATATTAACATCATCCCTTAAATCAAAATCAACCCTATTTATGGATGAATCACAAGTTTCAATATTCCCCCACAATGGTGAAATGTTCAAACCTTTTGATATGGATACAATTTGTGGTAATGAATTTAAATCAGTTGATTTTTGATATTGATTATTATCAAACTGCCCTTCTGTTGCCATCCCCATTCTAATCAAATCTTGGGGGGTCAATGAATACTCACCCATATTTGACAAATCAAGATCCATTAATATGGTATAACTTCCAACAGGAATGCCAAATATCATATAATCCCCACTTGAATTTGTCTTTACTGTATATTTGTAATACTTCTCATATACCTCAATAGCTTGACCATCAAACATAACATCATTCAATGAAGGAAATGTTCCTGTTGCAACATGCCCAGGATATGATGGTTCATATGGTAATAAATTATACCTATAACCATCCTCATTCTTATCATTTATTGTCTTATATGGATATATGGAGGTAATTAACTCATTGTTCTCATCCTCTTCACTTAATGGAATAAAAATTGAAACTCTAGCATTTGGAATACCAAAACCATTATTTGCTGTAACCCTCCCTGTAACAACTCCATAGTTTGCACAATCCAATGTATAAACATCTGATTGTCTTATTTTGAAAGATAAAATTTCAAGGAATTCAATATTTTGGTCTAACTGAAAATTAACAACTTTATCTCGTCCAATTTCAGTCCTAATTCTAAAACTATTTTGCATTTTTCTCTTTATTATTCATAAATATTTTATTAAGTGTTATTTATAAAATAATAAAGAATATCCCAACAAAATAAATAATTTAAATAATGGTCAATCCATTATTTGTCTTCACCTTAACTGTAATATCTCTTTCTGGATATCTTATATGATATATCTCATTTGAATCAGCATAGATAGTTTCATCAGTTGCACGTATAATTCTATTTGATGCTGGTGGAAAAAACCCAACAACTGGCTCACCACCAGAATAGTTACCCCCAACCAAATTTTTGAATAAAATATTTGATACAGTAATCACTCCATTCAAATTCTGAATGCTGCTCTTTATTTCAGATATATTTATATCTTTACCCAACTGAATGTTCTGTGGTATGAAATAATTATTTATTGTTGAAATTATATTATTAACAATATCTTTTGATGTAAACCCTGCTGATATGGTAACAGCAGCCTCAACGCCAACATCTATAACTTTTGCTGATGAAACAACAATATAATCATTTATCATTCTATAATTTGATAAGTAATTTGCAATATTGTCTGTCAAAAATCTTGAATTATCACTAATCAATTTCCCATTTGCATCATAAGATAAAACAAGAACTTGTATTTTGTTATCCACCTCTTGAACTGATACCTTTGCTGGTGCCCCAAATTGTGGTGGCATATTACGTATAATTGATTCATAATCATTTATGGTAACTGCTCTTTTCTGTGCCGCAAAATTAAATGATACAAAATTCCTTACCTCTTCTGTACTTGGCAATCCTGCCCCACCAATAGCCGGAAATAAATTATTAACCCTTAATGAATTAATTACAGCTGACTCTTGTGCCGGATTTCCAGCATTCAACCTAAATGAATTAACACCAATCTGGTTAATTGTATTTGGACCAAGATTTGTATTCAACCCACCCCCAACTCTATATTGAACAAATAAGGTGCTATTTGGTTTCAATGTTCTACCCAATGAGAAATTATTCAAATAATTCTGTAATGTTGGCAATTGACCTGTTGTTGTGAATTGGTTTAACTGCTCCATTGCTGTATTAACCCCATTCCCAAATGTAATCTTCTTAAAACCCTCTGATGTAAATTCACTTATAAACCGATTGTCTGTTTGAATATACTTTCCAACCTTTATACCTGCATTTCCTGTGTCTTTTGTTGGATCAATGATGAAAACCCTATCCTCTGCCAATGAATCAACCTCATACCATTTATTTGTATCCCCAATGAACTCTGATGATGGAGGAATTGTATTTATTTGGCCATCTTTTAATAACACACTTGTAATTCCCAAAACATTTTTGTCTGGTAAGAACAATTCAAAAAATGGCCTAACATCAGATGCTGTAATAACTCTCTTAAAAACTTTTGTAACACCATTAATAACTGGTTCACGTTTTGTTAAGGTATAGTTGATAAGGATACTATTTAAGAAGTTTGGTATAACTGTTCTATTTGGAAGACCTTGACCATCATAATCTGATGAAAAATCAATATCATTTATGCTTTCAAAAATAACACCATTACCCAAGACTTGTGCACCCCTTTCAAGAACCCCAGCATAACTTGCATCAGGCTTATCTCCAAATGGGGGAACAGTTATTGAAAAATCACATAGGGTTAATGAAGGTCTTTGTCCTGGTATTTTTAAACCATAAGTTCTTGCTATATTATATATAGAAGACTTTTGTTGGGCATATTGCAAAACTGTTTCTTGCAAACTCCTATCTATATGATAATGTAAATTATCTGCAACGGCTGCATTCAAATCAAGGAATACAGAGAATATTGAAGCATCATTAAAATCATTTATTAAATCAGGATAATATGTCCTAACATAATTTAACAATTCAGTTCTTATACTCTGAAAATCCCTAACACCATATGATATCTTTCTATCTGACATATTATATATTTATTACAACAACTTCACTACCTGAAAAACTATTATTGTTTGTAGTGTATTCTATTTTTATTTTTGCAGTATTCTGATATGTACCATTACCAGGTGAACGATAAACCTTATCCCTGGATGATAATCCAACATCATCAACACTTAACCTATCCCCTTGCACCTCCTCATTCTGATCCAAAGGTTCAATAATTATCTTGTTTATAACCAAATTTGGTATATACTTTGCAACAGACTCTCTAATATCTGTCTCAATAACATCAAATGATACAACATCCAATGGTTCAAATAGAAATTCATATAATCTTGTTCCAAAATCTGGAAGGTAATACCTACTTCCCTTTCTTGTTAATAACAAATGTAATAATGATGCTCTAATCTCATCTGAAGCAGTTTCTGTCATCTTTAAGGCATCCCCACGAAGTGAAGTGTCAAAAGGAAATTCAACACCATATGTAAAACCTTCAGCCATTATATCTTATTTAGTTATAAATATATGCCTTTTATAAATTTGTAAACTATTTTACTTTATTGTATATTTATATAAAAAAAACTATGAAAACAGTAAGATTATCAGAAAATGATTTATCTAAATTAGTCAAAAAAATTGTTGAAGAAAAAGGAAGTGAAGGTCACTTTATGGACTATCATGCTGCTGGTAAAGCAAAGACTGGTAAAAAAGCACTATCTATGATTAAAAAAATCACAGATAAACTTTCAACAATGAAAGATAAATTTGATAATAGCAATTTTGCATTTAGTGAATCTGATGTAAAAAAACTTGAGCAAATTTATGATACCCTAAGTGGTAAATAATTTTTGAGCAAAATTAGTAATAAAAACCCCCAAATCTAAATTAATAGACTGGGGGCTTTTTATTTAACAAATTGTATCAAATCTATGATTCACAACTCACACACTCATTAATATTCCTTGCAAATGATTGTGCTGAACTCTGGCTAAA